GTACCTGCTGCATACTCAGCTTTAAATTCTTCTGCCGATAAATCTGTTAATCCTTCTTCCTTTAAGTAATTATATAACTCTGTAAACTTATCCATTAATTAAACTTTTTTCGTTTTTTACCAGTACCTCTTTGATTTCTTGTTGTAAGTCTTGCATTTTCTTCGTCTAAAACTTTTTGTGCTGCTATATGCATGATTTCGTTTAACTCAGACGGTGTTGCTCCCCCAGCCAACATAGTTCCTACCTCTGGATATATTGGAGGGAGTGATTGTTGTTTTCCAGCTCTATCAAAATAAGAAACTTCAATAATGTACTTATCCGTTACAGTATCTTTTTTAAACGCAACTTTAGCACCACCTTTTATTCCGTTCGGAAGGTAGTCATTCATAACCTGACTTAAAACATCATTAACTTCAACACTATCGTCCCCACCAACCCAATCAATAGCATCCAGTGTTCGTCCTACTTTTTTCTCAATAAGCTCTGTACCAGTTGCTGGTGATGGCGTACCGTTTTCCGTAAGAACTCCAATTTTAGCAGTATTTTGTTTTAGAGGTGGAAGAGGAGCTAAGGCTCTGTATTTCTCTCCAGTTATATTTTTTAATATTCTTTTCTTTACAGCTGCTTTTTCAGTATCTGTAATATTAGGTGTGTTATCAAGAATTGCTTGTTTAAGAGCTGGCTCGTATGCTGGATTTTCAATCATTTTACCAGTTAACTGACCTTGTGCATTAGTTTCCTCTATTTGTGGCTTAATTCCTTGAGTTCTTAACTGTTCCACACTTTTCTTTTCAGATGCTGCTGCAATTAATTCCTCATCAGTCATATCTCTATCTGCACCTCTAAAACCACCACCTGGTTCTTGTCTGTATAATATTGCAGCGTCTTTATATGAGTTTTGATAGTCAGCTGTTTGAGGTGTTATTAATCTATAAACTTCTCTAACAACGTCTTCAACGTTTCTTGGAACACCGTTTTCAAGTCTTGGTATTGTTTCTACTGTTCCGTCAGCTAAGGTGAATTTAATAGATGTATCATCACGAGTTATGCTATCAATCAATTTATTTGGATCACCATTACGCATTGTCATTTCTTTATTTAAGGCTACTATACGATCTTGTGCTGTAGCATCAAATGTTGATTCGTCATCAGACGTAAGAGCATTTGCATCATCCATATACCCAACCATTGCTCTGTCCAGTTTGCCTTGTGCAATGCTTGAAGGACTTGGTTGCACTGGTGCTTGTGCTGATTTAGCTGTTTCTGCAACTTTCTCTATATGACTTACTTGTGATTCAATTGCAATATCAGCAAGTTTTCTTGCTTCTTTTTGTTGTGGATCAGTCATTATTGGAACAGGTGTTCCTGAACTCATATCAACTTTTATCATATATTTTTTATCTACTCCTGGATGGTTTTCTTTAAATTGACTTTCTGTTTCTGCAAAAAAGTATCTTCCAGAATTAGTTAAAACTTGAGAGGCATTGTCGTTTTTTAAATCACCTTTAGCTCCAACCATAGCGTCTATCTGTGTAGATTTCCACATGTCATATGTTATAGCATTACCATTTTCATCTGTCCCAAAGTCCCCTAAATTTCTAAAGTCTTCTTTGCTTATCTGTCTTCCACCACCTGTTAGTCTTTGATATGCTTTACCACTCATGGTAATTTTTACAATATCTGCTATTTGAGCAGTTTGAGCTGTTGCCATATCATCAACATCAATCCTATCTTGCTCAAACTTCATAAAGTTCATTATCTGATTAGGATTCTGATAGTCTTGTTTTCTTTTTTCGTAATCAGGCATTACATCATACAAGCCAGTTTTTGAATTCTTACCCATTGTTACTAACTGCATTTTACCATTAGTAGGGTTAGACCATAGTTTTTTATTTTTTAAATTACCTAAAGCTTCGACAGATAAATTTGAAAATATTTCCAGCTCCGAAGCTGTTGCACCTCCATCTTTTGCAGCTTGTAATCTTTCTTTTGCTTTAACAGCCCAGTCATCCCATCCTTTTACAGCTGTACTTAAACTTGAATAGCCATTTTTTTGTTGCTGCATATACAGCTTATAATCTGAAGGACTAATTAAACCACGCTTTAATAAATTGTTTTGTTCTTGTATACCTTTTACAGACATACTTGAACCATTTATCAGTAAAGATGCAGCGTCTTGAGTTCCAGTCTCTGGAACCTTACTTAACTGCTCTATAGCGTTCTGAGTAGATTCTTCAATCGCAGCTTTACGAACAGCTCTTTCAGCCTGTATGGTTTGCAGTCCAGTCACTAATTCTTTGGACGCTGCGTTCCAGTCCATTTGAGTGCTATCTACACTTCTTTGAGCATATATAGAATATTTATTTGCCCCTGAAGGTCTTGATGTATCTTCCGCCATATCTTTTAATTATCAATTCTGTTCAAAATGTCATAAAAATTTTGATCATATATACCAGTTTTTTTGTATCCCTTTAATTGGTCTTTAGTAAATCTTGACCCTAATCTTTCTATAACTTGATTTCTTCCTAAAGGTGTAGTATTTATGTCTTGGTAAAGTGCAGCTTTATTCATATCATAATTATCTCCTTTTGTAGAATATTTTGCATACAATGCAGCGTCTGCATTTGGATTTACTACTGATGTTGATAATTTAGATTGATCTAAACTATCAGCAATGTTATTAATTCTTCTGTCAGCTGCGCCTTGAGGAAATAAAGGTATTGCTGCTGCAGCACCTTGCACTGCTTGCCCAACTGACGCAACGCCTTGCTGCATTGCTGCTGCTGACGCTTCTTCAGAATCTCTTGATATTTGTTGTTGATCTGCTGCTGCCCCAACCTTCATATCTTTTAAGTCTTGATTAATATCAGACTGTTCTTGAACTTGCATTTTTTGTAAATCAAATAATTCTTTACCAAGCGCAATACGTGAGTTTTCAGCTGACTCAGTAGCACCTGCTCCAACAATACCAACTCCTGCTGCTAAGTTACGAGAATCACCTTCCTGGAGTGCTTGTATGTTTTGTTGTTGACTTTGTATAATTTGACGCTCTTCTCTTCCATAAGCATCTAAAGGTACATTTAACTTTTGCATGAATTCAACTTCAGCCTTACGCTCTGCCTCCTTCATTAATTCTTTACTTGCTTTCTGTGCTTTTTCACCTTGCTTTCTTGCTTTTGCTGCTTGAGAAAAACTCATACCAGCAGAAGTGGCACTTATTGCTACTCCTGTTGCTGCTATTGCTGTTGCTGCTGCCATACTATATTTTTTTTATTATTTCATGAGACACTTTTGTATCTACGTTATACCCTAATTTTTTGTGAGTATCTATTAAATGTTTATTTCTACCAATACTGAATATATATTTTTTGCCATTAGCCTTTATGTATTCTTCACATGTTAAAATTAAAAACTCAATAGCATCCTGCCTGTCGTCATCTCTATAAGAAGGATTAGAAACAATCCACTCTAATAAAACTCCCTTAGAGTTTGTAAAATACATAAATCCCGCAACAATAGGAGTGCCATCTTTTTCTACCATCAAACCGCCTGTGCCATTGTCTGGTAAAAAATCTTTTGGAGGATTTTGCCAATCTGGCCATTCATCCCACCAAGACACTAATGTGTCCCAATCCTTTTCTTCAAGCTTTCGTATATTAAATTCCATTAAATATAATTTAATAACAAAGATAGCAAATTTCTATGGATAACTTTTCATGACGCTACTACCTACAGAAAACAGTTCTACAGGGTTTGTTGAGTCATTCTCAAGCTCAAACTCTAAATAATATCCTCTTGCTCCATGAGACTCTGCTACAGCATTTTTTATAAACATTATAAACTGTCCAATCGTTGGTATTGTAGCAGATGCTGACGAACTATCTATTGTTATGGTTGTAGAAGTTTTACCAGTAACTACTCCTGCTAAAATAGGCTGTGTTGTTGCAACTCCAGCTGTCAGAGTAGCAGCATAAACATTATCTCCAATATTTAAAATTGTTCCAATAGGAGTTGAAAATGTAACTATAACAGCGGTGCTTGGTCCGCTTACATTAGTACATACACCAACACCATTAGCTGATCTTTGCTTCCAGTTTACTGTTCCAGAATTTGTTCTAAGATAACTAAACCACTCCCCTTCTTTCTCTTCAAAATAAGTATCTAACATAGATCCTGGGTTGCCATCTGTCAAATCAGTAAACAACGATGTACATTCCCATCTTGCTTGATTAGTATCATCCACAGTTGTAGTGGCTTCATATGACAATGTTTTAAATAATTTTATACTTAGTGTTGGCTCAGGATTAAAAACACTTCTTATAGAGGCATTTCTAAATTGACCATAATAAGTATTACGATTAACTCCAGTGTTATGTCTCCATATGTTACCACCTTTAAAACTATAAAAGTAACTATTCATCCCTATCATAAAGTCAGGGTTAAATGAATAAAACGACGGCCATCCTTTAGATGTTTCGCTGTATGATAATGTGTATGACTCGCAATTTAAACTCATATAATATATATTTTTATTATTGGAAACAATGTATTGTATCGTTACATCCTGGTCTTGCCTGTCCATTTAAAACAGTTGAGGTTGCAGGTCCTGGTTGATTTACTGAAATCACAGTACCACAATACACCGCTCCTGCTCCTGGAGTACCAGTTTGAATTTCTATAACGTCTCCAAGAACGTTGTTGTATGTGTTTACTGCATTTTCTATATTTCCTGTTTCACAACCTTCAATAACTATATTAGACCCAGTAGAACCTCCTGAACAAGGCGCTGATGACACAACAACTCCATTTCGTACACCTATTGCAGTCGTTCCACCTACTATGTAATAAAGTAAAAGAGACGTGTCATTTAAATATGTAGATCCGTCTGAATCTGTAAAAACCCAGTTACCCACGTTTGGAATTATATTTGTGTCTACCGTAAACACATTAGATGTTCCTACGGCGTTTCTTGCAAAATAGTATGTTGTTGTCGATGTTGCACAAGCTGTTGTGCTTTGAGACGCTGACCCATAAAAACTTGGTAAAGCCACTGGACAATCTACCTCCCATTTAAAAAATGTACCACACATAGGCGCAGCAATTAAAAGGTTTATTGAAGTTACTGCCGCTGAAGTTTTAGGAACAACCATTGTAAAAACTTTACTTGCTGTTCCTGGATTAACTCCAATTTCGTTTGAAGCTACAGTTACTGTTTCAAAAGTACCTTGTGCAACATACGCGGATCCAGTATATGTATAATTCTGAGGGGTATCACCTGATGTACAAGAGCCAGATGGTATATTATTATAAGGTGAATCACTTAATAGTGATGGATTACTATTTCCAACATAAGTAATTCTTCCAGTGCCTTGATTAAATACACCTGCATAATCAACTTGATTATTAGCTCCATCAACGATAGTATCAGTATTGTGGTTTCCGTGACAAGTAAGTCTGTTGTATGTATTAGAGTTATATGTAGCTAAAACACCATCAGGTATAGAAGAACCCATATAAAAATATAAAACTACTGCTCCAGTATCACTTGCTAAGTCAACATCTGCACTAAAGAATCCATTGCTACTAAAAGAAGCATTGATACCTGATCCACAAGGAACTAAGCATTCTCCACAAGGTTGTGCATTTAACAGCACACCATTTAATTGTTGTCTTATAATATTTCCCTGAGAATACCATCCGTCAGGAGATAGGGTTGTTAATGTTGAATCTGTATACAAAGCCGTAGCTTGCGAAAAATTTAATCCATCAAAACAATATGTTCCTAATGCTGCCATTTATTATTTTATTTATGGGCATGTAGTTACCGCAGTAACTAAGCCAAATTGATTTACTGTTATATAATCTGTTGCGCTGACCTTATAGAGTCCTACTCCTAAATTACTACCAACTGCACCATCTGATGCATAATATACAAAATCTCCATATGCTGGCAAAGTTCCACTTCCTGAATGATAGTATGTATTATTTAATGGTTGGTTACAAACATTTGCTTCAACGGTAAACACAGTACTACTTGGATAAGCGGTGTATGTAAATGCACATTCACAGCATGCTGCTGCAGCTGAACTTGCGTCATAACAAAACTCTTGACAGCTAACTAATCTGTAATCATATATTAAATACAAATATTGATTTGCAGTAGGCAATGATAAACTACTAATAGTTGTTTGATACAGGCCTGCAGATGGATTAGTTACCGAACTGTCTGGCACTGTAGTTGCAGCTGCTAACAACGACGCTATATCAGCCTGATTATTAGAGTATAAGGTATTGCTTGATAAATATTTAAAATTATCGTTAGGATAATTCCAGTCATATGTATCAAAATTAATCTTATTAGATCTGATTGTTAAATCAACACCATCGTATGGAAAAACTCCTAATGATCTTACTCCAACTTGTGCGTCATAGTAAGATGCTGTTAAATTATTATTACCAAACTCTGCTAAATCTGAATCTACTGGACTAATATTTACACTATCCTCCCAAAAGTATTCAGCATGAATAAATTCTCCACTTTCATTTGGAGAGTTCATAACTACTTTTACAACCGTTATAGACTCTGATTCAACACAGTTAGCTGTTACAACAAACGATGCTGTTGATACAGCTGTAATTGTTACTTCTGCAATAGCAGGGCTGTTTAAAGTTTTATCAAATGTAAATGTTCCATTACCTGTTAGCGTTGAGCTTGTTGTTGTTGTTCCATTCCATAGTACAGAAATAATTATTGAACCAGAAGTAACGTTATAACTAAATCCTGCTGTACCAATTAATGAACCATAATTTATATCGCTAACAATTGCATTAGACGACCCAACAGCTAAATTATTTCTTTGTAGTTTATATCCACATTGATAGATTTCTGGTGGTAAAGGAACTTCTTTACAATTCATTCCTAAAACATATTCATCCATATAAGGATCATATCCTCCTAATTTTTGAGTTTGTATTGAGTTATGAAATTCATCTCTAAACCACGACCTCATTCCCATATCAGAAATTACTTCTAAAGAATCATTGTTCCTGCTTGTACCTCTTAATTTTAACACAGCACTTCTTTTTACATCAGTAAAAAACATATCATAACCATGAGAGACAAAACTTTCTGGATTATAACTAATACCAAATTCTTCAATACGTGCAATTTGAGTTCCTAATATCTGAGGAATAGATGCAATAACACCTCCACCTGTACTGTCGCTTATTAAGTTTTTACTTGATAAAACATAAGTAATTCTATCTTCTTGTAAAACTAATATGTCAGTTTCTCTTGGATGCATTTTTTGTATAGGACCGAAAGATGTTTCACAATCTTTAAAGTTTACTAAACCTAAATTAAATTCATTTAAGTTATTAACACCACTATTGCTACTATAGACTCCACTGTATGTTATACCTTCAAATCTATCAGCTTCTTTAAAATCTTGATTAGATACAGCTAATGTTCTTTGACCTAATTGAAAAGGTCTTCCAGCTAACTGATCTTTTATTTTAAAACTTTCAACACCATTTCCAAAAGTATAACAATCTATAAAATTTAAATTTATTACAGCATCTTGTGAAGCAGTTTGATTTTGGTCTCCTAAATCTGAATTAACTCCAGACATATGAAATCCATCAGGCTGAGATATAGGAAAAGATTGAGATGCATCATAATATAATTCAGCATTCGCATCGTTTGGTTCTGTTTCAAAAACCATTAATGTGTTTGCTCTAAAAACTATAAGCTCAACTTCTAAATCAGAAGTTCTGTCGCTTTGAGGCCAAGGTCTATTACATCCTTTAACTCCAGATGAAACGCCTAAATATAAAGGGTCATTAACACCTTGACTACTATCTTGTATCCATTGAAATGTTACAGCCCAAACTGTACACGCCATATTATTTGCAACATCATTACCAGTTCCATTAGGCGTTGCTAAAGTAGTATCATTTATTATATCTGTTTCTTGCGAGATATTTCCAGGTAGACCAAGAGATGGGTTTACATTATCTCCAATCCACCATCTTCTCATATCAACATAATCTCTACTTGCAACATATTCTTGCTCCCATTTCCACTCTCTTTCTTCACAGCTATTTCCATTAAATGTATCATTACGAAACATTCTTACTTCTATTCTAATAACTGAACCTCCTGGAACCTCGTAGTTTGTAGTAACACCTGTGTCAGAATCTGTAGTAAAACATTTATACCCAATTTTTCTGGCGTCTGTACATCCTCTTGAAGCACTTCTTTTTTTAATCATTCCATACTCAATAATAGAATCCTCTGGAATAACAATATCAAAATTTTGATTTTTGATTAACATGTAAAGACCTTTAAGTTGAAAAGAGTCTTCACCATATTCATTTACGTCATTTAAAAAATTAGATGGCTCTGCACTTATTTCTAAAATCTCACATTTTTCTACTCTTGTAAGAGGTCCACTAACGTCAGCTTTAACCACAAGAGTTTGTCCTTTTTGAACTTTGTTTGCGTTGTCACCTTCAAGCCTAAAAAACACCATGTTATCACTTGGCCTAACATAATAAAAGTTAGAAAAAATAGTTTCATAACCTCCCTTACTTGGCTTTACAACAAACTTATATCTTTCTGCCCAATAAGGCGCCCTTGAAGATATAGCAACTTGTATACTATTTGCTGTAACACTATTACCAGGCTCTACATAAACAGTGTTGTATTCAGAAACTAAAACTGTAGATGATCTTCCATACTCGTCACTATAAACAATACCTGTTTCAAAGTCACGATCACTATGTAAACTACCTGTATCTAAATCTGTGTTAAATGATCCTTGAACGCTAACAAACCTAAAGTATTCATATAGTGTGGTTACTACTGGAGAAGAGGGATTAGTTAAATCCGTACTCTGAAAAGCCATAGCAATTACTTGAATGTCACACGTATTTGATCCTGGAGCAAAATTAGAAAGTGTAAAACCTTGCTGATTAGTCGCGTCTGTAATACTACTATTATGTTTAACAAAAGGATATGTTCCTATAGCTGGAGAAGAAAGTTCATTATTAAAAAAATCTGTTAATGAGTTTCCTTGATCTGCTGTAGCAAGAGGTTGAAAGTTTGTATTAAGAATAGTTCCAATACGTTCTGCAAACAAAGGACTGTTAAACAAATCATATGGAGTTGCATAGTCTTGATCTAAAGTTATATTTACATTAAGAGTAAATGGTTGGTTTTCAAAATCAACATTTTCTGTAGCCGCAGTAGTGTTAGACGGAAAGAAAACTCTTTTGTCACTATGAAAATCAAATGTCAATCCTATCAAAGCATTAGCATTTAATTTATCAGCTATTGCTGTTAAGTCTATTGTAACCTTAGAGTTCTCTATGTTTTCGCTCTGTCCTGGATTAGGATCTATTGTATATGTTTCACCATTATTTAGTAAACCAAAAGGTAATTCAGAAAAACCTAAAAGTGTATTAACTAAACTTGTATTATAATCAATAGCAATGTTATTTCCATCCGCATCTGGTCTTGTTATATTGTATCCATCTACATAATTACCATACATCAATCTGTTTCCTTGTATGGTTTGAGCTTTTGCTAACCTTGGAACATTGTCATATTGTCTTAGTAATTCATCATTACCTAATACTGTATATATTTTGTTGTTAGTAAATGTATAGGTTTTATTTGTGTTATTTGCCCAGCCATAATCTTCTTTTTTAAATCTTTCAATTACATTTAAAGTAGTAGAGTTTGTATCTTTAAATAATAAATCTACTTCTTTTACTCTTGAACTTCCTGTAGAAAATTTAATCTCTACACCATTGTAAAGATTTAGCATTCCATCATTACAATAGTTTTTTGTACTAAAAGCAAAAGGTTTAGGTACAAATGCTGGGTTTGTAAATAAAGATGTTGCACTGTATTGACCATCGTCATATCTATATCTGTAAGCAAAACATAAAAATCTGTTTTCAATATAGTTTTGGTTTCCTGCAATATTTAAAAAATTTATTGTTGGTGCTGGTAGTGGAACATGTGTCCCTACAGCGCTTTCAAAACCAGGTGGTTTTACAATTACAGATATATCTTCTTCTACAATTTGATCTACGTTTGAAATAGGCTCTGCATAACTTCTGTTTATATTTATTGTTCTTGGAGGATTTTTATCATCTGTCCAAAACAAAAGATCTTCGATTAAATCAACACCTGTAATTAAAAACTTAGGATCAAAATTTAATAAATCTACTGTTACAACGTGGTAATTAACTATCTCATTTGTAGTGTTATAAGAAACTACTAAATCAACTACCCCTTTAGGGCTTTGAGTGTTTGAACCATCATGAATAAACCAATAAATATTTTCTCTAACACCATCTTCATATGCTCCTATACAGACAGCAGAAGAGCTTAGAGGAACTCCATTGTATTGTATTGTAGTTAGTTGCTCGTTTCCTTTTGAGTTCTCTACAGCTCCTATTTCAGTAGATTCAGTAGATCCTAAACGAACATTCATAGCGTCAATGTATTCACCTGGTGGAAGAAGTCTTTCATCCACAGATTTATTCATTCTACCTGCAATAAAATTTGTTGTAACTATTGGCATATTATTTTATAATTTTATTTTGACCTCTTAAATTCATTAAAAGCCTTCCAGGATGTATATTACTTAAACGTATTTTTGCATTTCTTAGTAAAGAAGATTTATCTTTTCTTGCTCTATTTACGACATACTCCTGAACCCCTAATCTACCATTTAAAATAGAATATCTAATGTAAGCATATATATACTCTTCAAATAACTTATTTAATTGTACTTCACTGTCTACACCATTCTTCATTCCATCCGACACATACTCTAAAACAACTGATGCAGCTCCTGATATATTACTAAAATTAATTACACCAGATTGTTTATCAATAGTGAATGTGGGATTTGCATTTGCAGTCTCAGTATTTAAACCAAAACGTGATCCTATAGGGTAGTCAAAATACCAGTCGCCTTCATAGTTATATCCTTCAGCTCCATTGTATTGACTGTTTTGATTTAAATAAATACTTTTATTTCCTCTTAAAATAGTTGACAAATCAAGCTGTGAGTCTTGCGGTCTTAAAACGTTTCCATTTTCATCAAACAAAACATTAGACTGATTATCTTGTAAGTAAGAAGAAGACCAGTTTGTTTGTATGTTTTCTGACAAAGGATATAAACCACCGTTTTTGAATTGAGAAATTCTAACCCAATTTACATAATCCTGTGGTAATACAAATCTTAATTGTTGTGTGATGTCTAATTGAAGAATTTTAATCTCCTTCATTGCATCATAATTTAACTCTTGTATTCCTCTTTTAGCGTGAAATAATATCTGATATCTTTCAATGTTATTTATTAGCTCATGATTTCCTTGATACATTAACATAAAGTTGTTAACTATATCTGCTAATGAAACATACTGATATGATCCCCAGTTTGAATTAGTTGGAGTTGCTCCTGAGTTTGCGTAATACGCGTAGTCGTTTATATATGCCATCTATCCTTGTGTTATTTGTTCTTGTTGTAATTCTTGAGTACCAAAATTATAAACGTCAGCCTCTCTTATTTCTATACCTACATACTGACATATTTTTGCAATCAATGCAGGTTCATCTGATAAAGGTAGTTCAAAATCCTGATAATCTGCTGCAGTTGGATCAAACAAAGGTTCGCCAGCCAGCAAAGTAGCATAAGTCCAATTTGGTGTAAATGGATACCTAACATACTGTGATGTAAGTTGTCCTATTTTATTTATTGTAATAGGAAAAGCTTGAGCGACTAAAGCGTCTTGAGTATACGCAGGATATCCTAAAGTTGGTTTCGTTAATATAGAATTATTTAGCATAGTTATCTTAGCTTGTGAAACACGTTCAGCATCCATAATATGATTAGCTGAATATATATTATATGTTTTCCCCACAGCATTCCACACCATTGCACCAGCTGTTGGAAAAACCAAAAGATTTGTTGCGCTAACAACTTGAGAAATTACTGTATTATAAACCACTCCCCCTGTAATAGTAGAAACTATATCTCCAGGCTCTACTCCTGCTGCAATAAAATCTGCTGTAGTGTCGTTTACAGCCACACTGCCGCCATTGGTTGAGGTTGTAGTACCTGCAGCTAACTCTTTTGTATATACCATCATCTTATTAATTAAATAATAATCAGCTGGCAGTGTATATAAATTTGTTTGTATATCCCCTGATTGCGTTGTTGCTGAGTTTAATAAAGGTGTGTCCACATAAAAAGTATCAATAACTTCTGATAAACCTTTTGTTATATCTGCGTATCCAGTACCTGAAGTTCTTTGGTTTTCTTTTACTAACTGATTATTATATTGATAAAAGTAATCTTCAAACATATCCATTTGCGCCTGAGAAGCATAAAGATTAAAATCTTGTGGAGATATGTATCCGTAATTATTTTTATTAGCTATTGCTAACACAGTATTTCTTACTTCATTTATTGGCATAATTAATTCTTTTCACAAAGATAGCAAAAAAAAAGAGGCCTTATTTTTTTTAAAATCTTACTATAATATAAAAAAAAAGCTACCCTTTTGAGGTAGCTAATTTTCAGTTAGTTGTATTTATATTACTTTATCTTGTTTTTCAAAAGCTTATACACTTCTAAACCATCATCACTTTTCATAAATGATGCTACAATAAAATTGGGGTCTTCACCAAAAGGAATAGTAAGCATTTTCTTTTTGTTGTTTGGAAGATTATAGTAAACATCTTTTCCATTGTTTCTTGTGGATAAAAGTGATAAGTTAAAAAACTGATACACATCATCCATAAGCTCTAACATTGGATCATTTACAGTGTCTAAGAAATCATCTGGATTGTTTTTAGCGTAAACTAATATATCTCTTTTTAGTTCTGCTGTTGTCATATTTTCTACAGCATTACCCATCAATACTCGACATACTTGCGTCAACTTAGAAAGATCTGTAGTTACTTTTTTAGCTTCTAATTGAGCTTCTAATTCAAACTCTACTTGTTCTAATTCTGTGACAGCATCACGCTCTTTGTTTATCTCTTCAAATACATATCCATTACTTGGATGTATTTCTAAAAACTTCTGTAATACTTGATTTTCTTTTGAAACTGATAGCATACCATCTTCAAACACAATAGGTTCTAAAATAGCATTTCCATCTTGTTCGTTTTCAAAAGGTGACTTTTGATTACGTGCGTAACGTAATGGTTCATTGACACCTGTTTTTTCGTCAAAATATAATAAGGGTGATCTTTGTGAATGTCGTGAAGATAACATGTATGATAGAGGCGCTTTGTCTCCTTTTAGTCTATACGACTTTGCTTTGTACTGTTCTTTTTTTGCTTTCATTATAATATAATTTAATTTGATTTAAAAAAAATAATTACCCCCGTCTTTATAACGAGGGTAAATATTACTACTGTCTACTATGCATCTTGGAATAAGAAGAAGTTGTTTGCACCTAAAGTACATACAGCTCTCTCACTCAAGAAGTTTACTTCCATAGCATCTAAGTCACTTGTTCTTGCTCCACCAGCTGAACCAGTGATCCAAGACTTGTAACGTCTGTCTTCAGTTTCTGAAGCTCTATATCTAACGTGTAAGAATGGTCTCTTAGCGTTTTTACCTAATACTTGATCGTACACAGTTGTAGATCCTGCTGGTACTAAAAGTCCATTGATTTTACCTGCATTGATACCACCTCTCATTGTAGGATCGTTTAAGTATTTCCAGTCAGACTTATAGAAGTCATAACCTCTTCTAAATCCTGTAAACCCTAAATTCAATGCCATATCTTTGTCATTGTCAAATAATCCGTAAGACGTACCATTTGCTCCATAAGAGTTCTGTTCTGCTAACATGTCATCAATGTCAAATGAGAACTGACGATCTACAAAAATAACATTCTCTTCAATAGATCCTTGCTTGTCAAGTCTTTGAATTATAGAATCAAATTGAGCTAAAGTCGTTGGGTTTCCTCCACCGAATACGTTACCTCTGTTTCCTACTACATAGAAAATCCCTTCAGATCCAGACTCATTAGCTACAGAAGCTCCTACCGCTGTACCTTGTAAGTAATCTCCTGCACCAGAACCTGCTGCTGCTGGTACTGCTTCAATCATTGCTGTTTCTAAGTAATCTTCAAAACGCAATCTTGTGTCGTGTTCAGATTTTAAATACCATAAGTATCCGTTTGCTCCGCCTTCACTTGTTACTTCTACCCATCCAATTTGAGCCATGTCAGAACCAGAAACAGAATACTTGTCTTTGATAATGATTGGTTTGTTTTGGAAGAAGAAATCATCAGATTCTAAAGAACCTTGCATTCCGCTTACTCCTTTTGCAAATTCAGAACCATATACAAATATATCACATGAAGTTCCAAGAGCCATTGTTTGTCCACCATTTTCGTAGTAAGCAATTGTTACTTGGTTTGGATTAGCAGCTGTTGGAGCTACAGATATGATACCTTTGTTTTGTAAAGTTGAACCTGCTGTGTTGTCAGAGATCATTACAGTTTGACCAGCTCTTAAAGCTGCTTGACTTGCTGTTCCACCTAAAGCTGGATTGAAGTTAGTAAGGTTATTTGGAATAGTCCAAACACCATCATCAGATCCAGCAGCCGCAGCTGATGTACAAGCTTGATATTTAGTGTGTAATCTTCCTTGTTCTGCCCATTTGATAAGGTCAGAATTAGAAGGCATTTCAGCGCCTACCATTCTTAAGAATGATGCTACTGATCTATTTCCATAACGCTCAAATTCCTTTTCATGAACATCTGGAAGATATTGGTTCAAGAAATCAAAGTTAGTTATGTAGTTTGTTGATAAAGGAGTTTGTTGCGCACTTGGCTGCAAGTCAAATCCTGGAGTTACATTTACTGCCATAATTTTGTTTTTTTTTAATTATTTTTTTCTACTTTTAATTTTGAGTCCTCTTCCACTATCGTTGCTTACACTCATAGGTCTAATCGTAATTCCATTTTTGGAAACCGATTGAGATTGTTGTCTGACATCCATATTAATGTTTTTTGATTTTCTTGAAACATTATCAACAGTTGCCGCAACTCCCTGTTCGTAAAAGTGCTTTGCAAATTTATCAGGATTCATAGCTACCGAAAAGGCCTTATGATATCCAACAGGATCCGCAATTAAACCATCTTTGTCCATAAATTTGTTAATGAAATTATTAACATCGGATTGGACATTTTTTAGTTCTTGTGCATCTCCTGGTTTAAAAGAAATATTTTTTTCACCAACTGAAAACTCAAAACCTTTGAACTCGTTGTTAAAAACCGACTCGGTTTTATCTAAGAAATAACTATACCTCTTTTTGTTTAAATCTTCAATACTTTTAGATTCCTCCATATACTTTTTATAAGCATTGATTTTTTCTTGTTGATCATTTGACAACCCACCCCCGCTTGACTCAAGAGGAATTTTATATTTGTCTTTCTGTTCATTAAGAAACTTCTTTGCCTTAGAAAGTTCTCTTTTTTTCGCTAATTTTATTTTTCTAATATCTTTCTCATCATCTAAGTCTTCATCATATGAAAACTTATCACTAATGATGTCTTGAATATCATCAGAATCTAACCCTTCTTCAGTTGATTCATAATAATTAGCAAGTACAGCATTGTCATCCATAGCATCAATGTCTTTTTGTAATTTATAAAAGTCATTAATTCCACGACCAGTTTCCTGCTTGTACTTCAAATACGCAGACACATCTTCTGGTAACTCATCGTTTGAATTTTTTTCCTCAAACAAATCATCAATAGAATTTATATCCTTATTGTATCTTTTCTTTATATACGAAAGAACATCATCATCGCCTAACTCTGGTAACGATGCTTCTTCGTTTTTAGTTTCATCAACCGATATTTCTTCGGTAGTTGAATTTTCATTTTCACTTAAATCTACTTTTTCTGCTTGCTGAGAATTATCTTGTTGGTTTTCAAATTGTTCTGCATGTTCTTTTAATAATGCTTCTTCAACTTGCGCCCTTGATTTTTCTTCAACGTTTGCGTCTACTGCTTTTACTTTAAATTCCATTTGATTATATTTTTAACAAAGTTAATATTTATTTTAATTAATTTTTAGGGTATTTTAAATGTTTGAAAAACGCCTCCTTGCTTCCCATTGTACTTTCTTGGTTCTACCAAGCATACTTTTTTTACCCACTCTTTTATTAAAATCATCTCTTGTTTGATTTAATTGTGGACCTGCTGCCTTTTCTATCATTACTTATATTTATCTTGGGTTAAATTCTGCTAAGTCAAAACCATCTAAACTATCTTCGTTAGACTCAAAGTTTATTGCTGGAAGGTCTCTCTTTTTTTGCTCTATCATTTTTGACGTCTGAGTAGACTGTTGACTTATTCTGTTGTCTTTTGCTTTTTCTCTTTCAGTTTCTCTGGACTGTAAATTAGAAGCTTCCAGGCCTTTTATTTGCATCTGCATTTGGAATTCCACTTGCATTAACTGCTGTTTTAGTTCTGCTTCTTTTTGTAATTTTTGTATATCAAAATTAACCTCTGCTTCTTTTAAAGCCATCTTAGATTGTGTTTCAGCTTGCTGTGTCTGCATTGCTAACTGAGCTTGAGCTTGTTGCGCTTGCATTTGCATTTGTGCCTGCATTTGCTGTTGTTGCATTTGCTGCTGCTGTTCCCTATCTTGTTTAGCTTTTCTTTTTACTTTAAGTAATTGATTAGCCATTTTTATATTAGAAATCTCTCTAATATCTATAGCATCTTCTAAACTTATATTTTCTTTAGATAAAGCCATTTGTATATTTTGTTCTAACATAGCCTTCTGTTCTTCATCAGGCATCAGCTCTATAAATATTCCAAAGTCATGTAAATACAAATTTTTAATATCCTCTAATATTGATAAATTATATTTACCAATTTGCATAGCAAACTCATCTTTAAAATCAGCATACTCTAAAACATCTGCTGTTCTTATAGATAAACACTCAGCTAAAGTTTTTGTTATATATAAACTTGCATTTAAAATATGTCTTGTTGCTACATTTGAATTTAATGCAGCTAATTTTTGAACACCAACTAAAGAGTTAGGATCTGGACTTGATCCGTCACGAGCTTCATTTAAACCTGTTACAGACCTAATCATATCTAAGTAATGATTATAGTTACCAATAAGCATTTGCATCTTACTCGCACCACTATTAGCTGTCAATTGAGTAATTGGAACTCGCGCGTTATTATATTCTCCATCCTGAGTATAACTTCTACCAATAACACTACCTGTTTGGAAGTAAAGTCTTAACGCATCTTCTGGATTGTATGCGTTTCCTGTTCCTAAATCAACTTCATTTAAACCATCAGCATCTATAAAAACACCATCTGGAACTACTCTTGAAACTACTTGTTGTATTTTTAAATGACTAATCTGAATTAAATCAGCAAAAGGTATCATTCTTTTAACTAAAGACTCTAACTGACCCTTGTACATTTTTGGTGCGCATGCAACATAATTAGGCATTGCATACTGACTTGATGATTTTGGTCTTACCATATTTTCTCCAAGTTTCCACTGGAGCATTATATTAGTTCCCATAACCATAACACCATCATACCATACGTCAATAGTTTTAGTTACTTTTTCAAAATTTCCTTCATCCATCATTTCTTGTGGAGGATTGAATTGATCATCCTTCTCAACAGTTTTGAATGTACCATCAGCCATACTTTTCTTTTTGTAAACAAAAGTGTGTGTGGTCTTGTAGTTAAAGTATAATAAGGTAGCTGTGTCTCTATGAAACATACTGTTTTCATAAAACTGCTGTGAATTATAATAGTCATACCAAGACTGACTGTACTTGGAAATTTCTTTTAAATCCTCGTTAGTCAAAGAAGGATCTATTTTTATTAATTCAGTTATTGGAACTGTTTTTATTTCTCCCCAATAAAATGTGTCTTTAAAATAAGGATCTTCAGTATAGCTGTAAACAACATTAGCAGGATCAACATATTCAACTCTAACACCTTCACCTGGCATAAAAAGATGCTTTGCCATACCAATACCTAAAGTAGTAATATCCATATCAACTCTCTTTCGAGTGTCACTATAATGGCTCTCTTGGAATAAAGTATCTATAGCTTCTTCTGTTGCAATCTCAATAGCAGGCTTGTAATTCATTTGCATGAAAAGTTCTAACTCTGCATCATTTTCTGGTAAATCTTCTTCTTTTGTTTGAAAGGCATCAATACCAAAATCAGATTCTATTTGTTGTAGTAATGGTTTAGCGAGCATATCTCCTTCAACCATTTCTTGATATTGATTTCTTTTTTCTGCTGACAATGCATCTTGAGCAACAGCTTTTACTTTAAAAAGCCTGTCGTTCATTCCATTAACTACAATGTCTACAAATTTTGGTATTATAGGTACTGGTGTCCAATCTAAATTTAAATAACTTAAATCACCATCTACTGCTAATTCATTTTTATATTTAGAAACTGATTGTTCTCCACGAGCATAAAGTCTTAGTTTGTTGAAATCACTCCATTGTGAATAAAACCTACAAGAACCACTATCTCTCCTAAACCATTCGTATTGTATTGCTTGCCCAACCTGTAGTCCAAACTCCATTGTGTCTTTAACAGAATCTGAAACAAATTGGTCTGGAAAGGCAGAGGCATTTACTTGTATCTTTACGTCTTTCATTTATTAAGTAATTGACTAACTGAATTCTTATTATTATATCTTGCAAAGTTAATGCTTATTTTCGATTTTTCTTTAGCTGGGGTATACAAGTGTTTTTGATTAGCCATGATTGCTAACCCTGAACTTATAGAAGCATCAAACTTAGTTCTGTTGTTAATATCAAACTTTGCCCAATCCTCTAATGTTCTTTGAAAATACATTACACCCATCTCATCACTATCTCTATAATTTTGAACTAAATCTAAACCTACATGCTTTTCTATGTAAGACTCTATTGCAGAAGCGTGAGACTGTTTTACATCCTCACTTGAATTTGGTATCCCTCCTAATTCCTTTTCTGTTTTGGATAATTTATTAAATGTTTTGTCAGGCCTATTTGTACTAAACCCTCTATAGCCTCTATTTTTAAAATGATAGAGTAATCGAGGTTTATTGTTTTCACACAATATTGGCATCCCATAAAACACACAAGCCATTAATACTTCTTCAAAAAATATTTCAGCAGTCTGAGGACGTGCTATATATTCTAAAAAAAACTCATTACTTGGAGCATTATCCATATTAAACTTTGTCATACCATGTAAAGAACCATTAGATCCCTTACCTACTACAACTCCAGAAATATCATAAGAGTCACAACCGAACGATCCAATATGCTCGTTCCCTGGATATTTTCTCCCATTTTTTATTGTTACTTTATTTTGTAACGACATTTCTGGTAACCAAGATACAAAAAATCTTCCTCTTTTATCTGGAGTCCAAATTACCTTGGTATCTTTGATTCCGTTATGCCAAGAAAACGATCCTTGAGTTATATTTTGACCCATAATTAATGAGTCATTATAATCAATCTGTTGATATATTTTAGTTAAATTAAATAAGGATTGTTTACTCTCATCTCTAAATGCGTGAGACTCAGTTCTTGGAAACTGTCTATAGAATTCATTTAAAGCATCAGGATCATTAGATAATGAATCAACTTCATTCTGCCAATAATCTATAGCACCTTGATGTATCATCTCACCGTCAATCCCTAATACTGGACTTGATGGATTATTAAATACAGGCATTCCATACCTATCTATAAAACCTTCCATATTCCATTCCATTGGGATGAAAAGTGAATATAAACCACTTTTAGTTTGACCATTAGAGTTTCGTGATCCTACATTAGAATCGTTATATAATTTTTTAAAATTACCACCACCTTTTTCTAATGCATTAGATGTAGAACCCATCATACACTTACCAACTATTTTACTACCTAAACGTAAACAAGTTTTTGTAACCCTCCAGTTATTTAAAATATTATCAGGTCGCTCCCATTTACCACTTTCATCATGTATAAGTAATCGAAGCTTCTCACCATCATAACTGTTGTCTCCAGTATTTTTCCAGTCAATAGTAGTATCTAATCCTTCAAGCTCTTGCTCTTCGTTTGAATACATATTTTTTTTAGTAATCTTTGCAGCAGGAACTCTATAAGCTAATTCTGTTTTTGGTTTATCCATACCATCTTGTATGGGTTTAAAAAAGAATGGATAATTATTAGATATAGGAACAATTTTATCTGTAAACATTTTTTTTGCATCAGAACCTGTTTTAGAGAGTATACCTATACGAGCATCTTTAGTTATTGTACCCATATTAACTCCCTCGCATGAGGCCATAAATGAAAATCCAGAACGTCTTATTTTTAAATAGTCCATTCCGAAACTTCTTTTATCTGCCTTACAGGCTTCCCAAAAAATGTAAAATATTCTGTTAGCTTCTCTAAAGTCTGGAAATCCAACATCAATCTTAGTCCACTGTAAATACATGTAATGCGTTCCAGTGATATAAGTAGGAACTCCTTTATTTACAAACCAAAAACCTTCTTCTCTATAATTAAATTCATTTTCAATATAATCTACCCACTCGTTTTTAAAACTCGAAGGAGTATCATGCCATTGAAATATAGATTTAATTCTTGTTAATTGTTTTGGTAGTATTTTAGGCTCCCAGTATTGTTCTTCTTTTTTTTTAGATCTTTTGTAAATGTCTTTAGGAGCTTTGGGAAGCGCAACATTTAATCCACTAATATTTATTATCTGATCAATTTGACCTGTTTTAGATACTACAACAAAATTGTATTTTTCATTATAACCGTAGGTCCAGGTTCTTGCTTTGTTTTTTGTAGTCAAAACATTTTTAGGAACTATATTTTTTAGTTCTACATATAATTTATTTTGATCTTGATTCTGCAAATCCTTTTGGTGTGTTATTTACTTTAGTGTCAACTCCTTCTAATAAATCTTTTTCTTCTTGTATTTTTTTTAAAATTTCAAAAGCATCCATGATACATAGCTTTTTTGTAGCAGCTGCATTCTTTAATCTATCTGCAGCTAACTCATCATCTGTGCCATATTTAATAATGTCTTCCTTCGCTACTTTGATCAGTTGCCTGACCGCCTCGTGACCCGCTTCTATTATTTTTAATTTTGTTTCTTTTGTATTCATTTTTAATACGCTTTACTTTTTTTATTGGATAAATTTCTTCACTTAAATCATCCATCCAATCCCATTCTCTACTCATAATATTCTTTATTATAGGTGTGATGTCTGTAATTAACTAATATTTCATCTTCAGAAATAATATCTTTTTCAGCTATTAAAACTAAATTACTGTTTTTTTTAATATAATAAAATTTAGCATTGTTTAAATTAGAGTGATTTGTATATCTCCCTGCTAAAGTTCGTGTATTATTTAACTTACCATAGCCTATAAAATCTCCTTTATTAAAATCTTTACAAGCAAATATTCCTTTTCCTTCTATTTTTGAAGGTAACACTTTATAATTTTTATTGTTATCATCAACAACAGGTCCAGCTTCTTTTTTAAATTTATCTGACTCTATATAAATATTTAACTCTTCAAGGTTAATATTTAATTCATTTAGCATTTCCTTAAAATCATTCATTTTTTTTATTTAAAAACGCTACTTGAACCAATCTTGATTCGTTTTTTTTACCAAAGTTATCTAATGTATTTCTCGAATGCTTAACACTTGAAGGAAATATAAAAACAGAATTATATTTCGCTTTGGATACTAATATCTTATTATCATCATCATCATATAATGTTGTTCCATATCCATCAGGATGTTTTTTATTTAAATACAAAACAGCAGTTAAATCACCCATCATATCATCTGTATGAATGTAGTTAGGTTCTTTTTGACCTAATGGTGATTGACGAACAAAATTTAAAACAACTTTATAATTAGGTACGTTATTTAAAAGAAATTCATAAAATTCATCTTCATGTTTTTGACAAACATTTTTAAATAAATTTTCTCCATCTGGTAAATCATAAAAACCTTTTTTTAATATTTCTTCTACATAAAAATCAGGTTTAGAAATTACGTTTTGATAAAATTTTATCATAACACCACTGTTATATTTCTTGTAAACATCCTATATAATTTTTCATCATCTACTACAAACTCGTATTCAGAGTCAGGTTCATATAAAACCTCATCACCTACTTTAACTCCCTTTTCAATTAACTCATTGTTAATGTATTTTACAATACCTCTTAATGGTTCATTTTTAGAATTTTTATCAAGATAAGATTTTTTTGCTTTCAATGGTTTTATAAAACAATATTTGCTATAGCCCATCCAATTAGATTCTTCTTTACTTTTATAAAGATAAAACTGATCTGGGTCTACAAAAAACAAATTGTCTTTGAAAAAACTTTTACCACTTTTTCTGCGACCATACATGTCATTATAAAATTTAAACACGTTATGATGCACTAAAAGTATATCGCCCTCTTTTATAGGACCTTTATAATTTATAGGAGTAGAGACTACAGTAGCAAAGCGATTAGAGGCTTTGTGATCTTCTTCCGAAGTACTTGTGATAAACTCTACATCACCGTAGTTTTTGATGTTGTCATACCTTCTATTGTTATAAGGTTTAACAATAAATGAGTAAGGTGATTTCATTAAAAGTTTATATTATATTCTAAAGATATAGGTAGAGTGCATTTGAATTCCTTCCAAAGTAAAACTTCATCTTTTTTCATAATCCATATCTTATATGAATCTGCTGAAACATCATGCTGTATAAGATGTATTCCATAACTGCCGCCTAAAACATCCTGGCCTACTATGTAATGCATAGCACCAGACTTATAGTCTGCTCCAATTGAAATTTTTCTTATGTCCATTTTTAATTTGGCTAAACAGCCTCAGTTGAAAGAACTCCTGTATTACTAACTAAAAGTCTCCAAACACTATTATCTGGCGCAATTAATTTTACAACACCACCATCTATTATAAAATTAGAAAGCGTTGAAATTTTACAAGACTTAGTCATTAGATTATTTTCTGCATCAGTAAGAATTAAATAATCGTCTGAGTCAATAACTGTAATATTTGGGTACGCTGATGTGTTGCTAATTTTTGCCATGTTTTTTTATTCTATAACCTCTGCTGTTTCAGCTGGTTGATTTTCTTTTACTTCTCCAGTTGCTAAATCAATAACAGAATTAGCTCCGTACTTTTCTGACAACTCTTTTTCAACAGCTGAAAACTTTTCTCTTATTGTATCCAAGTCTTTTGTATATAAAACTTGTTGATAAACTGAATCAGCTAATTTTAGTTTTACTTGAGTAAATTCTTGATTAAGAGCTTGTAAATTCTGTAACTCTTCTGGTGTTAAATTTTTTGACATTTTAGATTATTTTAGATTAAATTTATATACAAATATAATAAATATTATTTACTCATCATCAACAACTTCCTCTTCTTCTTCCGTTTCTGGCTCTGGTGGAGTAGGTGGTTGTGGATTCATCCAAGTAAAATACAAGTCCTCATTTACAGGTGTAATTTGAGACTGTATGTTTGCAGCTATACTTGCCTGCATCGAAGGTACATCTAATGATCCCTCTAACCATCCAATAACTACATTTTCAAAAGCTTCAGTATCTTCATAAGGTACAAAAGGTTCTCCTGCTACATACGTGTAACTTTGAGTTCCTATATTAGTTGATGAATACGTTTTACCTTCAGACTCTTCAGAGCCTGTGTATCTGTAATGTACTGTATAAATTACATTATCTTGTCCGTCTGACTGAATATGAGCGTTCATTGCTGGGATATCCCACTTGTAAATAATTGCCATTGATTTTTTTTTAAATTAATTCACTTGTACAAATATACAAATTTTAATTATACATTATGGAAAGCATAATCCCAATGAGGCTACTACTCCACTTCCACCTGTTATTCTATAATAACCAATTGTTGCAGGAGGTGATGCTCCGTTTTGGATTGTGTAAAAACCGTTTGCAGTTGTTGTTGTTCCTGCGGCATTCTCATAAACAGTATCTCCTGTGGTTGGGTTGTTCCCACTACCATCGTGATACTTTGTTGTATTCACAGATTGAGTACATATAAATTTAGTATCTGCCTGTCCTGAGCCAGAACTAAACGATGTATTCGTTGTGCAGTCTTCATCGTAACCGTACCAATCTGAAAATCTATATGGATAAGCTATAGGCATAATTTAATTTTTAAGGGCATTGACACCCATTAGCAGTTACTACTCCAGACGAATTAACAGAAATATTTGGACAATCACTTGATGTACAGCCAAAAAATGTTCCCTGACCAAATATCCAATATGAATTAGTTTGTGAAGCACCTGTCCAAGCGGTGTATGATCCATTTACATAATCATATAAAATATCATTTGTCGTTAAACCTGTAATAGGGTTTATTTTTGTGTAAACAGTAACAGGCGGAGGAGCAGGATAATCAGCTTCCTGTAAAGTAATTTGATAATAACTTCTATCAACTGGATTAGGTGTACAGTCATCATTTACTGTAGGGTATGAATTACCAGAACCGTGAGAATTTCCGCCATTTATCATATCATACATAGATATTGGTCCAGTTATAGTTCCTGAACCCCAAGTTCCGTATAAAGCTTCTTGTGCTATATCTAACATTGACAACGCTCCTGATGTTGGTACAGCCATTATATATTACAGTTACAGTTATTACAATTACACGGTTTTGATTTTAATAAATCTATTTCCGCTTTTAATTCTTTTATTGCTTCTAAAAGCACAGGTGTTATACCTTGATACCTTAAAGATAAGTTTCCTTTACCATTATCTCTAACAAGTTCTGGTAAAACTTTTTCAACATCTTGAGCTATAAAACCTATATCTTCTTTTATATCTAATATGCTTTCGCTATCTTTCCAATCAAACGTAACCCCTTGAAGCTGCATTGCTTTATCTAAAGCACTTTCAATTGGCTTAATATTTTCTTTATACTTTTTATCAGAAGGCGCACCATAAGCTATTATATCTCCTTTCACTGTCAAGTCTCCACCTCCTGTGGTACTTGTATCTAAGTCCATATAGATAGTTTCCCCCGTGCCAGCAGCATCATTAGTCCATTTAAAATTATAACCATTTCCAGCTGTTACCTTAAATTGCCCAGATTTACTGCCTGTTTGATTTGGTTTAAAATGTAAAACACTATTACCAGCTGTACTTGATTCAATTATAACGTGAGGATTAATAGCAGTAAACCTTGCAATTGCACCACTCGAAGTTCCGTCTCTAACATCTAATAAATATGATGGATTAGTCGTATGAATACCGACGTAACCTGTTGATGTTATGTTAAATGCTGGGTCTGTAGATGCCAGATAACCTGTACCTATACCAAATGTACCTATATTATTACCAACGTACCACGTTTGTTGACCATCATAAGAGTATCTTGTTTGAGGTCTACCTGTTGAGACTAAGTGTGAAATTGAAGTTGCACTATTAACCCTATAGAATCGAGCCATATTTTCATTAGCTGAATTATTTACATCTAATTTATAACTTGGATTAGTTACCCCAATTCCTACGTCGCCATCAAAATACGAAGTACCATCAGAATTAACATTCATTATAGGTACACCAGATATATCAGCAACTGAAAAAATATCACCAGATAAATCATCTGTAACTGAGAATAACTGACCTTGTGTTCCTTGTACGTCTAATTTAGCGTTAGGTGTTGATGTTCCGATACCAACGTTTCCAATATCCGTGATTCTCATTCTTTCAACATCTACTCCTCCACCCGAAGCATCTGTTCCTCTTGATGTGTGAAAAACTAAATTACCACAACCTTCAGATTGAACACCGCTATCACCGCTTGAGTCTCGAATCAACATTCCAATCCTTGCTTGAGGAGTGAAATTAGCATCTATGTCTGTACTTTTGAAATCTATAAAAGAACCCATAGAATCATCTGCAACAATATCAACAGCAGTTTGATGCAAAGTTAATAAAGTGGGAGCGCCTCCTGATACCTCAGAAAGCTCTAACTTGCTACCAGGATAAGTAGTCCCGATCCCGACGTTTTGTGAGTTGTCTATAATCATAGCAAAAGTTCCGCCTTGACCAGCGTGTGCTTCGCCTGTAGCGGTACCGTTAGTATAAAACTTAATAGGATGAGTTGAATTAATTCTTAGGTTAGAATCTCCTGACATTATAGAAGAAACTGTTCCGTCTGATTCACCTAAACGTATTGTGGGAACGTCATTTGCTTCTATTACTAATGTATCGTATCTAATTAATCCTACAGGTGAAGCACCTTTGCTTATTCTAACAGCGGGTCCAGCCGTTATTGCGGTTACCCCAGCGTTTATGTCAAGCCTTGAATCTGGATCTATAAGCCCAATTCCGACGTTACCACCAGATTTAACTGTTATTCTATTAGAGTTAGATGTTCTAATATTGAAATCGTGAGATGTAGTTGTGCCAATTTCACCCCAATTAGCATCTGTATCATATCTTGCCCGAGTTCTTACTGCTACCGCACCCGCACCTGCTAAATTTAATAAATCCGCTCTATTGGAAAAACCAGTGTTGTTACCTTGTCCGTTCCAGGCATTTCTAATTCTAATAGTTGGATCGTCATTTATAGTTGTAGCAGTTCGCTCCACATCTAAATCATAATCAGGACTTGTCGTTCCTATACCTATTTTTTGTGTAAAAATATTTTTATCGTGCTGAAATTCCACAGTTGTAGAGCCGTCTATTAAGAAATTCTGCGCTCTATATTGATGTGTTGGCGTTTTTAAATCTGTATTAGAGAATCTAAAAGAAGAATTAGGCTCTATAGAATTAGTTTCATCATCTACACCAGTTGGAGCAGAATTAGATACGTTTCCAGAAGCTATAGTGAATATGTAATTTTCTGTAAAACCACTGTTGTATAAAGTTCTGTACGAAACAAAAGAACTCCACTCAATAGTAGGCACTCTTAACCAAACATCATAAGTAGTTCCATCTTTTGTAACTATACATTGAAAATTGTGTCCACCTGCATATCCTCCATCAGTTTGACAACTAACAGATACGCCTGTACTATAAAAAGAAACCACAACAGTACCTTTCATCCAGTAAGGATAATTGTTATCTCCTTTAGCTAAAATTTCTGTAAAAATTCTTGCACCAGTATCTGGACTTGTAAACTTACCTATTCTGTTCCAATTATTGTATACTACACCCGATGTGTATGAATACGCTGATCCAATTCTATAGTTCAACTGTATAAGACCAGAGGTTCTTGACTGAATAGCTCCTACATCAAGTATACGTAACTTTTCACTTTGGTTTCCTTCGTTTGTTGTATAAAATTGAATCTCCCCGTCTTCTTCTCCGTCTGTAACATCTGTAGCAACAGTATCAATTCTTGCAAAAGTTCTTAACCCAGGAGTGGTAGCGTCATTGTTTCCTTGAAAAACTATTCTGCCTAAGACATCGTTATCAGCAGGTGATGCAGACAATTTTTTCAATACTAAACCAGAAGGGTTAGCATCGGCATTAGTATTAATAAATTCTACCGCAGAAGCAGAAGCTGCACTTTCAACAACAAAAACATTTCCTGGCGTAGTAGTACCTACTCCAACCCTACCTGTTTGTAAAATAGATAGTGGTGTCTTTTCATCTGTATCTGCATAAAACTTAAACTCTATTCTTTTAGGAACACTTCCGCTCCCATTTATTGCGTTTATTTCAGAGTATCTTGGGTTTGAACTTCCAGGTCCCCAAAGTGTATATCCTCTAAATTGTATACTTGATCCTGAATTATTTGCGTATGTGTATTGAGAGTTTGTTAATTGTAATATAGGACCTATTGCGCTACTAACTGTTTTATATAATTCTAATGTATTGTTTGGATTTGATGTCCCTATACCTACGTTACCTGGATTTGAAAAGTAAGCGTGTGTGGTACCGCCATCTAATGTTAAATAATCAGAAACTCCTCCAGAACCATCATCACATTGTAATATTATATCTCCATCATCCTTAAATTGTGTAAGATATAAACCGCCAGAAGTTGTAGATAAATTTAAATCTCCTGCGCCATTTGTAACAAAACTATGTGTTCCATTGTGGAATATTTGAAGGTCTTGTGCAGCACCAAATTTAGCATAAACTTGGTCACCATAATTAGTATGATCATTAAACTGGGTTACACCAGTCATTGTACCACCAGCAAGTGGTAAATAAGGACCTCCAGCACCCCCGCCACTTGATACGGATATGTTACCATTAGCATCAGTTACTAATGTGCCAGCTCCTAAATCACTGAATTGTATTGTTCCACTTGAGTTAACATCAAGTATTGGTACACCTGATATATCTGATACAGCGAATATAGATCCGCTTAAATTGTCGGTTACTGAGAAAAGTTGACCTTGTGATCCTTGAACGTCTACTACAGTACCACCTGAAGCGCCTTCTACAATTAGTCCTTTTCTTATTTTAAATTCGTTTGCCATATTATCTTTTTTTCACTGTCCAAAAAGTTATTATTCTATAAATTATATCTGCTTTTTAAAGCGTCATAGTTTTGCTGTATTTCAGCTGCAGTTAAACCTCTGTTGTACATTGTAGCGTAAGAAATACGCCCAGGCCAATTGTGATTTGAATCCCCAAGGTCACCATAAGTACCCACGTTGTAATAAACAGTACTTGGCACTGTTATAACGCCAGTTTGAGATACTGTACCTATAAGTTCGCCGTTTAAATATGTTTTTGTAGTAGAACCATTATAAGACATTGCTAACATACTCCATTGGTTAGTGTATATAGTTCCTGTTTCAATTGTTGGCCTACCTGAAGCTGTTTGTACACCCGCGTGAATAGCTGAAGAACCTGAGCTTGAATTTGGCCACAATCCTAAATACATTGCACCAGGTCCTCCCCAAGCTGAACCTCTTGATCTACCGCCGCTTGTGTTAGCGTCTTCATCTGGATATACCCAAGCTAATATTGTTATTCCAGAAGTAGCTGGCTGTGCTGTATATAAAATGGTTATTCTATCATCAACACCGTCAAAATCAAAATATCCTAAATCATTAGAGGAATATCCTACGCCATTTATAAGTGAAGTACTTGCTGAATCTCCAGTTAAATCATTAGCTGTAGTGCCACTGCCTGAATATGATTTTGAATTAGCAGCATCAAGAGCATATACTAATCCGTCTGTTACTATGTGAGGTCCTGTATACATTATATAAATCTGTTTTTTAGTGTGTTAAAATTTTGTAATATTTCTGCTGCAGTTAATGCTCTGTTATAGACTTGATGATTTGAAATTTCACCATTCCACGCGTAAAGTCCCCCACTCGATCTATTTGCTATTCTGCCAATACTTGGTTTTGTAGTGCATCTATTGAAACCTGAAGGAGATGTTGATGAATTTTGTAATACTGCGTTTTTATATAGTTTTATAGTTGTTGTATCCCAGGTGATTGTTGTTAGTTGCCACGTGTCGGCTACAAGTCCGACTCCTGAAAACTCACCATAAGTGTAATTGGTTCCTTGATGCCTCCATAAAAGCTTATTATTATGTCCGATATGATGCCATATACCAAAATCACCATCGCCATTATTATATGTATTATACAACGGAATAGCATTATCTCCCCACGAAGACCCATCAGGCTTTAACCAAGCAGATAAAGTATAAGATCCATTGTCACTTAGTTGATCAGAATTTGAAGCAAAATCTATAAAATCATCAGTACCGTCAAACTCCCAAGACCCGCCATTATTGCTGTTAAAAGCTACACCGTTATTTAAAGTACCTGTATTTGAGCCTACTAAACTTGTAGTTGTTGTTCCGCTACCAGGATAAGACCTTTCGCTTCCTGGATCTACCGCAAATACTAATCCGTCTGTTATTATATCTGGTCCACCGTATGCTCCCATATTATTCTTCTTCTATTGGTTCACTCCATTCTGGAGTAGCCATTATTGCTAAAATTTCTTCGTGAGTGTAAGGCCCTTCGTATGTACTTAATGTTGATACAAAGTCAGGTTCATCACCCTCCCATTTTAATACTGTTTGTAAACCATCAACTGATAGTCTAACTGTATCTATTGACGTTTCCATAACTTCGTTGAAATCAACTAAAGATAATTCGTCTGTGTTTATTGTAATGTATGTTATCATAATCCAAATCTTATTAATAAATTATCGTAATTTTCTAATATTTTATAATCAGGAGTTTCCGTATAATTTCTTGATGTAGATACAAGAAGTATTACGTTATTATCTAACATAAAGTCTTCAAACTCTTGGTCATTATTAAACTCACTTGTTTTAACTTCACCTATATAAATATACGTTATAGATAATTCAGAATTTTCAATATAATTTTTCATAATCCAAATCTTAATTTTCCTGCGTTATAATTTTGTAATACTTCTGCAGCGGTTAATGCTTTACTATATACTTTAGAGGCAGCTATCCTGCCGTCCATTGTGTAATTAGTGTTAATAGATCCCCCAAAATAAAGAGCATTAGGATAGTTTCCAATATTACCAGTATAAGCATCTGCGTCTTCTAAAACTCCATTTTTATAAAGTTTTACTCCTACGCCAACTTCATAAGTACCTGTCCAATGTTGCCACTCCCCTGTTGTAGTGCTTCCAACAGAAGTGTAATATATGTTTCCAGTAGCACAAGGACCGTTTGGACCAGATACCTGCATTCTCATAGCAGAACCTGCTTGTATTAATCCAGTATTACATCCTACTTTTCCAACAATTGTTTTGTCAAACCCAGATAGCGCATCAAAATATACCCAAACATCGTAACTAAAACTTTGACCTGTTTTATGAGTTACTGTATCAGTTAGTTGTATATAGTCAAAAGTAGTAGGTCCGTTAAAATTAAATCCGCCTTGAGAGCCTGATGTATATGTAATAGATCCATTTAATGTTGCGTTATTATTATTTGCAGAAGGAACCATAGGATAAACTGTTGTGCCTGATCCTGGATATGATCTTTCTGATGCTGAATCTATAACGTAAATTAATCCGTCTGTTACTATATTTGGTCCTCTATAAAATCCCATATTATATTGCTCTTATTAATGATTTAACACTCCAGTCATCTGAAGCTACTGTTGCTAATAATCTCATATTAGCTCCTGATATATCTACGCTTAAAACGACGTCTGATGTATCACCTAAGTCTTGTGTCGATGTTTCTGTAAACTCTACCAAAGGAGTTGTATCTCCATCGTGACAAGCGTATACTGTGCCTGATCTTACGTTTGTACCTTTCTTAACCACAAAGTCAAAGAAAGCTGCGGTATAGGTAGCGTGTGCTACTTGAGCAACTACTTCAGCGCCTGTATCTATGTCTGTATTTTCTTGGTTAGATAATAAAGCTGACTGAATCTTTATATTACCATTAACATCAAGCTTTTCCCCAGGAGTTGTAGTCCCAATACCTACTTTTTTATTAGCAAGTATAGTCATAGCTAAATCACTATTACTAACCATAAAATAAAGAGGGTCTTCAGTTATATTTCTAATATAAGCACCTGCGCCCCCATCTCCAATAGAGCCTCCATTTAAATAGCCCATTAATAAACCGTAACTACCGTCTTTATTTACACCAAACCATTTTTGTGAAGTACCGCCTGATGTGCTTATTTGAACAGGTACATTTGTATCTGCTAAAGAACCTGACCCAACACTTAGCAATGCTAAAGGATTAGTCTCCCCGATTCCTACGTTGCCTGGGTTTGAAAAGTAAGCGTGTGTGGTAGAGCCATCTAATGTTAAGTAAGATACTGAAGCCCCCGAGCCATTATCGCATTCAAATATTATGTCTTTATCGTCGGCGTGATTACTGATATATAAATTACCAAAAGCGTTAGAAATAACAGAGTTTGTTGCGTTGTGAAATATTTCAAGGTCTGGCGCTATAGCACCTCCAAATTTTAACTTAAAATTGTCTGGCATTAAAACTCCAGCAGTTCCAGTCATTGTTCCGCCAGCCAGTGGTAAATAAGCTCCAACAGGTGTTGGTCCAAACGCACCAGTACCTAATTCTCTTGTTTGTATTTGATTAGTACCAGCTGTAACTTGTTTTACTGATATGTTGTCTACACTCCCAATAGCGTCTGCATTAGCTTGTACGTATATATTGGTATTTGACGAAGCATGGGTTGGGGTTACTTTCACCTCGTATGTACCATTGGCTACTTGAGCAGGGGTGCTTGAAGTATAACCGCCAACGTTTATCCTAAACTCACCAGCTGAATAATTAGAAACAGTATATGTGATTATATACTCTATATTTTCTGGGGGGTTTGGTAATATTCCACCTTGATATAAATAAGTTGTGGCTGTTTGTGTTCCATCTACATTTGCTTTACCTCCCGATATAGTCCAACCTGTTTGTTTTACCCAATCACTATCAGTAGCAAAATCTCCGTTTACAACTGTAAGTGAAGTTGTAGTTTGATTTTGTACTAATACAGAAGTAGAACTTCCATTACCTGGTAAATCAGAAACACCAAATGTTCCGTCTACCTCTAATTTAAAATTAGGTAAAGTCGTACCTACTCCTAAACCGTTAGAGTTTAAAGTAGTTGCGGCGCTACCGTTTATATAATTATATTGAGTACCACCTGTCCAAGCAGAACACATAGAACCATTTGAGAATAACCTTATATACCCTGATTGCATCCCTATGTCACCATATCCTGAAGTGCTACCTCCTTGTATTCTTATTTTTGCTAATACATTTGCAGAACTATCATTTAAAACGTGTAATGGGGCGTCAGGACTATCTGTTCCAACCCCTACAAAACCACCGTTTGACTGTATTGCTAAATTGTATGTTGTAGCTGTGCCGTCTGTTCTTTGAGAGCTTATATAGCCAACACCTGAAGAGTTAGCTCCTATTGCAACTCCATAGTTATCAGAAGAACTACTGTTACCAAAAACAGCAGAAGCTGTAGAATCACCAGCAGCTGGTATTGTTGTGCTACCTGAAGCTACCTGAAGCCCTGCTGCAGGACTTGTCGTTCCTATACCTACGTTGACTCCAGAACTTGTTCCGTAAACAGTTAAACCTGTTAAAAGATTTCCACTTGTAGATTTAACTTTTAAATCTAAAGAACCTCTTACTGAACTTAAATTATTTGAATAAGCTTGAATAGCAGCGTAATCCGTATATGATGAGTTGTATTCAGCTGGAAATGTAATACTACCTACACCTGTCGAAGCAGCTATATTACTACCTGACCTTGATATTATTACAGAGCTGTTAGCATTAGCTTTATCTATATGCAACTTAGCAACAGGATTAGTAGTCCCTATACCTACGTTGCCTGAGCTGTTCATTAATAATCTTGTAGTTCCACCTGTTGCAAACGAAATTTCACTCTGACCTATTGCAGCAAGCCTATTACCCGCTGTAATATCCATTATAGCTAAAACATCGGAATTTACTCCGTTAGTTTTTAATCCATAAATATTTCCAGTTCCTTTTGTAGAGTTTAATTTTATAAAACTATTAACATCTCCATCTGTCTTAATTTCAAGCTTTGCGTCAGGATTTGTAGTCCCTATACCTACGTTACCTCCTGGTTTTACCATTATTCTGGACGTACCTGCTGATATAGGATCACCTCCAACAGAATTAGACTCATATAGTCCAAAATCACCAGCAGTTAAATTAGTTGATGCAAATCCCCAGTTTGAAACGCCTCCGCTTCCTTTAAATTTTAATGTAGCTACATCTGCACTTTTAATTAAAATACCATCTCCACTTGCTACATTAACTTCTAACTTAGCTAAAGGAGTAGATGTTCCAATACCTAAATCTCCATCAAAATACGAGGTGCCGCTTGAGTTTACAGCCATAATAGGTACTCCTGAAATGTCAGCTACAGCAAATATTTCTCCTGACAAGTCATCAGTTACAGAAAATAATTGCCCTTGTGTTCCTTGGACATCAAGCTTTGCATTTGGAGTGGTAGTACCAATTCCTACGTTACCAGAGGAGTTGATAATCATTCTATCAGCACTGTTTGTTCTAAATTGTAGTTTGTTACTTACAGTACTCCCTTCTATTGAAGTAGCACCTACTGTACCCCAAGAAATAAATTCTCCACTTTTAATTAAAACATCCCCATCAACATCTAATTTAGCCCCTGGAGTCTCCGTTCCAATACCTACCCTGCCTGCGAAATACCCGCTATTAAGAAATCTTAATGCCATTTATTATATTGGATTAATTGGTTTATACATATACAAGTAGAGCAGCGTAAACATCACTTGCTACACTTCCTGTGAAAGCAAAAGATATTGTTCCTGATCCACTTCTTGCTACATCAGCATACACTGTTTCATAAGGTGCGGCTATTTGAGTTATTTCAGCTTTTACGTTTGAGGCTAATGCACTTGTTCCAAAAAGACTTGCGTCTGTTAAATCAATTGTAAATG